GGTCCAAGAGCGGCCGGATTTCAGTTGAAAACCATTCTCAATAAGGTTGCAACAAGGACGCCGTAGGTACCTTCAAGGTGTGGCTCGGCGAGTTCAAGCTCCCGAGCCTGATCAACCTGCGTTACCAGGCCGATGGATTTAAGTTACGCGTTCGACTCAGCAAAATGGCGACTAGGCAAGCTGTGCCCTCATGGCCATGAATGGCCTGGCACGGGGCAAAGCCTGCGCAGAGTCCATCAGACTGCGACAGCGTGCGCTGGCTGTACAGGCCGAAAGCAATCTGATTGGCTGGTGTCGTTTATCGACTATGAGTCAATGGGCTGGCCAGACAAGCATCGGCTTAGCAAGCTGTGCGCCAGTGGGCACAGCTGGAACGGCACCAATTTGACCTTGCGAGTCAATGCTCGATGCACTGCTTGCGATCAAGCTGCTGCTCCAGCTAAACGAAAAGCCAGGAAGGCAAGGATTGAGCAAGATCCTGAGCTGCTGGCCCGTGAACGTAAGAGGCAGGCTGAGTGCTACCAACGCCGTCTCGCGGAAAAGCCTGGGTTTGCGGCATCTGAAAAGCTTCGATTGCAGAGGCGAGCTGTGGGCACTCGTGAAGAGCGGCGCGATTTAAAGCGAAAGATCCGGCAACAGCTCAGGGAGCAGTGCCTGACAAGCAAGGGGACTGTCCCTGTCCGAGCTGATGGTGCGGTGCCAAAGGGAGAGCGGAATGATGCAATCGCACTTGAGCGTGCACTTGAGCAATCGTTTCGCCGATCCCTTCGCCCAGGTCGCCGCTCCCCCACCGTCCCCGAACTGGTGATGCAGGCGCAGCGCCTGTACTGGCAAGAAAACCCAGAAGCGAAACGTCAGCACTACAAGGACTGGGACCGCGCCAGTTGGTGGCTTCAGTACCAGATCAACCCCGATCTCCGCCTATATCACCGCGAGAAGTCCAAGCGGCGCAAGGCCCGGGATCGCGGCCAGACGCCATTGCAGGTTCCAGTCAAAGCATTGCACCAGCGGTTCAATGAGTTCGGGAACCGCTGCGCCTATTGCGACCAGGAGGGCGACATGCAGATTGAGCACGTTGAGCCGATCAGCAAAGGAGGGCCGCATGACATCGGGAACATCGTCCCGGCTTGCTGGCCCTGCAACGCCAGCAAGCGCACCAGCGAGATGGAGTCCTGGTACCGGCAGCAGCCGTTCTTTAGTGAGCTGCGCCTCCAAGCAATCCGACGTGTTGTGCGCCGTCCCGAGGGCGCCCAGTTGGCTCTTGCATTGGCCTGACAGGCTCAGGCTCTCGAGTGCAACTCAGTTGCAACTGCCGGTAGGTTGGTTGCAATGCCGACTCCAACCAACAGCACCAAGGGCGCCGCACTGATTGAGGCCCAGACCGGCCGCCGCTGTTCTCGGCAAAACTTGGAGAAGCTCTGCGACCGTGGCGCCCTCCTGGGCGGCTCCTGCGTCCTGCGACCGCGCCCCCTTCTGGTGGATGCGGACACTCTGGTGGCCGAGTATCTGGCCAAGGTGGCGCCGCACCAGGCCGAAGCTCAGCAGCCAAGGGCGAGGCGTGAGCCGCCGCCGCCGGCCCAGGGGCGGCCACCAGCACCAGCTCCGCCACCCCGAACCACCGAGCAACCACCGGACTACAACGAAAGCCGGGCCAGGTCGGAGTACGAAAAAGCCAACCTCCTCGAGCTGGACCGCAAAGCCAAGGAGGGCCTGCTCCTCCACCGCGAAGACGTGGAGCGAGCACAGGCCACAGCACTGGCGATCAGTAAGACCAGGCTGCTTGGAGTGCCGAGCACGGCCAAGCAGCGCATCCCCCACCTGAGCCTCGATGAGGTCGAGATCCTGACCACGCTGATCCGCGAGGCCTTGGAAGAACTGGCGAACTGGGAGGTGGAGCCATGAGCGCCACTGAGATCACCCGGCAGATCCTGGAGCGCTGGCGCCCACCGCCGCGCCTGAGCCTTAGCGAGTGGGCTGACACCTATGGCGTACTCACCGGCGACGCAGCCGAGAAAGGGAAGTGGCAGACCCTGCCGTATCAGCGGGGAATCATGGACGCCTTCACTGATCCCACGGTGGAGACGGTGGTCTGTTTGAAGTCCGCGCGGGTCGGCTGGACCATGATCCTGGGCCACGTCATCGGGTACTACAGCCACCAAGACCCGTGTCCGGTGATGGTGGTCCAGCCGGTGGTTGAGGACGCCGAGGGCTACAGCAAAGAGCAGATTGCCCCGATGTTCCTCGACACGCCGGTGCTGCGCGGGCTGGTGTCGGAAGCCAAGGCCCGCAACACCAGTACGAACACGATCCTGCTCAAGCAGCTCACCAACGGCGGTGTCATCGACATTGTCGGCGCCAACAGCGGCCGGGCGTTTCGCCGGAAGTCCAGACGCGTGGTGCTGTTTGATGAGGCCAGTGCCTACCGAGCAATCCCCGAAGGTGACCCAATCAAGTTGGGCCGAAACCGATCCGACTACTTCTGGAATCGGAAAATCGGCATCGGATCGACCCCGATCGTCAAAGGTTTTGATCGGACTGAGCAGTGGTTCCTGAAGTCTGATCAGCGCCGGTTTTTCGTGCCGTGTCCGTTTTGCCAACACTGGCAGGTGCTGCGCTGGAGTCAGATGAAATGGGACGAGGGCCAGCCGGAGACGGCGGCCTATGAGTGCGAGAACTGCAGCGAGCGCATTCCCCATAGCGCCAAGCGCTTGATGGTGGAGAAGGGGGAATGGCGCGCCACGGCCACGTCATCAGAGCCTGGCCTGGTCGGGTTTCACATCTGGGCTGCCTACAGCTTCAGTCCCAACGCTGAATGGGGGAAGCTGGCGCGCGAGTTCCTCGAGGTCAAAGGTGACGCCGAGGCATTGCAGACCTTCGTCAACACCATCCTCGGGGAAACCTGGGAAGACGAATACACCAATCAAATCAGCGCCGATGGCCTCTCCAGTCGCCGCGAGGATTACCCAGCCGGCCACGTCCCGGCCGGCGGCCTAGTGCTCACCGGGGGCGTTGACGTACAGGATGACCGGATCGCCGTGGCGGTCTGGGCCTGGGGTCGAGGTGAGGAGGCCTGGCTGGTGTGGTGCCAAGAGATTTGGGGTGACCCGTCACAGCCTGAACTCTGGGAGCAGCTCGATGCCGTGCTGGAGACCCAGTGGACAAGGGAGGGCGGGCCTGACATGAAGATCAGCCAGTTGGCGATCGACTCAGGCCACATGGCGCATGAGGTCTACAGCTACTGCCGCAGCCGCAAGGCGCTGGGCGTGGTGCCAATCAAGGGCGCATCCGTGCGCGGCAAGCCACCAATCGGCAAGGGCACGCCGGTGGACATCAACCGCAAGAACCAGGCCACGATCAAGGGCGGCGCCATGCTCTATCAGGTGGGCGCCGACACCATCAAGCACACGCTTTACGCCAGGCTCCGGCACACCGCGCCAGGCCCCGGCTACGTCCACCTGGGCCAGGCCGCAACGGATCAGTTCCTGGAGCAGCTGACCCCGTGGAAGGTGCAGACCCGCTACATCAAGGGCCAGCCGGTGCGCGACTGGGTGAAGCCATCTAAGGCGCGGGATGAGTTCGGCGACTGCACGGTCTACAGCTATGCCGCCTTACAGCTCCTGGCCAGGCGCTACAACCGGGCCAACATGTGGGACCAACTCGCCGCCAAAGCCAACGGCGAGAAGCCGCAGCGAGCGTCGGTACCTTCAAGGAACAGGCCAGCACCGGCGCCATCGTTCCTGTCGAACTGGTGATATGAAGATTCCAGCGACAATCAGAGCCGGCGACACGATCGCTTGGCGGGATGACGCGGCTGCCGATGCACTGGGTAACGCCATCACGTCCAGCGCCTGGACCCTGATCTATTACCTGCGCACCAATACCACCAGCGCTGGGGCCACCGTGACCGGCGCGGCTTATGGCTATGGCTGGGAATCAACGATCAGCGCCGCCACGTCAGCAGGCTTCGCCGCCGGTACTTGGTACTGGCAGGCCATCGCCACTAGGGGAACCGAGAAGCACACCCTTGGCGCCGGCCAGTTGACGGTGTTGGCAGCGCTGAACTACACCGGCACCCCGGGCGCTGTTGATGGCCGCAGCCAGTCCCGGCAGGATCTGGAGGCGGTGCAGACGGCAATCAGGGCACTGATCAGCAGTGGCGCCAAGGCGTACACCATTGGCAACCGCCAGCTCACCAAGCTCGACCTCCCGAGCCTGATTGAGCGCGAAAGCTACCTCAAGGGCCTAGTCGCCAGGGAAGAGGCGGCGGAGCGTGTGGCCAATGGCCTGGGTGATCCCCGCAATCTGTTCGTGAGGTTCTGATGGCGAAGCGCAGGCGGCAACGGGAAAAGCTGGCAGCACCGGCAGCGGTGGAGGTGATGCCACGGCAGCGCCGCGCCTATGCGGGCGCCAGCGTCTCGCGCCTGACGGCCGACTGGGTCACCGGTGGCACCAGCGCCGACAGTGAGATCAAGAGCAGCCTGAGCCGGCTGCGAAATCGAGCGCGGCAACTGGTCCGCGATAACGACTACGCCAGGCGGGCTGTCTCCACGATCAAGAACCAGGTCGTCGGCACCGGTATCCGGCTGCAGATGCAGGTCAGGATGCAGCGCGGCGGCGGCCGGCTGGATCAGATGGTCAACGATGCCATCGAAGCTGGCTGGGCCATGTGGGGCCGAAAGCAGACCTGTGACGTGGCGGGCCGGCTCAGCTTCCAAGAGATCGAGCGCATGGCAATCGGTGCCATGGCGGAATCCGGGGAGATCTTCATTCGGCTGGTGCGTCAACCCTTTGGCGGTGGCCGGGCCCCGCTGGCCCTGCAGCTGTTTGAGTCCGACCAGCTGGATGACACCTACAGCGGCGGCAGCACCGTGCCGGGCAACGAATGGCGGATGGGGATCGAGGTTGACAAGTGGGGCCGGCCTGTTCGCTATGCGTTCCTGGCCAAGCACCCGGGCGATGGTGTCTTCGGTCATGGGCCAGGGGAACGTCACCTGTTCATCCCAGCCGCCGAGATCCTGCACCTGTTCCTGAGCGAAAGGCCAGGCCAATCTCGTGGCGTGACCATGTTCGCCTCAGCGATCACCAGGCTCCACCACCTGGCCGGCTACGAGCAGGCCGAGCTGGTGCGGGCCAGGGCCAGCAGTGCGCTGATGGGCTTCATCACCAGTCCCGAAGGTGCCGGGGAAATGCTGGGCGAAGAGGTGCTCGACGGCGAGCACGTCACCACCTTTGAGCCTGGTGTCTTCAAGACCCTGTTCCCCGGCCAGTCTGTGACCGTGCCAACCCTGGACGCACCGGATGGCCAGCTGGAGCCGTTCACCCGGGCGATGCTGCGGGCCATGTCGGCCGGCGTCGGCATCAACTACGCCTCGCTCAGCCAGGATTACTCGCAGTCGAATTACTCCAGCAGCCGCATGGCGCAGCTGGAAGACCGCGAGAACTGGAAGGCGCTGCAGCAGTTCCTGATCACCAACCTGCACACGCCGGTGTTTGAGGCCTGGATTGAGGCGGCTGTCCTGGGTGGTGAGCTGTCACTCCCCGCCTATGACGTGGCGCCACAGCGGTACTGCGCATGCCGGTGGATGCCCAGAGGCTGGAGCTATATCGATCCTTTGAAGGACGTGGAGGCCGACAAGGCTGCCATCCGCTGCGGCCTCAAAACGCAGGCGCAGGTGGTGGCCGAACAGGGCGGCGACCTGGAGGAGCTGCTGACGGCTCGCAAGGCCGAGATTGATCGTGCTGCCGAGCTTGAGCTGCAGTTCGATACCAACCCGGCCGACGATGGTGATATGGGTTACGTCGAGCCGACTGATCCAGTCATGGAAACAGCAGAGGACATGGCCGAGGGAGAGCCAGCTGATGCCATGGATACCTTGAGCGCAGACGAGGCCGCTATTGATGGAACTGATGCGTGATCTGGAGGGCCAGATGCTGAAACGAGCGGAGGCGCTGACCGTCGCACCGGCTGAGGCTGAGCGCACCATGGAGTTCAGCTTCAGCAGCGAAGCCCCGGTGGCTCGTTACTTCGGCAATGAAGTGCTCAGCCATGAGCGAGGCGCGGTTGACCTGAGCCGGCTTAATGATGGCGCTCCCCTGCTGTTCAACCACGACCCGGCCAGGGTGATCGGCGTGGTGGAGCGTGCCTGGGTAGATGGAGAGAAAAAGCGCGGCATGGTGTCGGTGAAGTTCAGCCGCAACTCATTCGCGCAGGAAGTGCTGAACGATGTCCAAGACGGCGTGATGCGGAATGTGAGCGTCGGCTATCAAATCAATACCCTTGACGAACGAGGCGGCGACTTCGTGGCGAGCTCTTGGGCTCCATACGAAGTGTCCCTGGTCGGCATTCCTGCCGATCCCACCATCGGCATAGGGCGAAGCCTGAACTCCGATGGCGCGGCCCCAGCCGCACCAACTCCCGACCCTTCCCCCATCACCATGGAAGACAACACCCCCAACCTTGAGGCGGTGCGGGCCGAAGCAGCAGCTGAGGCCGCCACCGCAGAACGCAGCCGGATCGCTTCGATCTCGGCACTGACTGAGCGCCACGGCTTGAAGGATCTAGGCATCACCCTGATCGAGAACGGCCGCAGCATCGACGAAGCCCGCGCCGCCGTGCTTGACAAGATCAGCGCCAAGCCGGTCGAGACCGTTAAGCCGGTCGAGATGAACCAGCGCGACGCTGGTCGCTTCAGCATCACCGCCGGCATCCGCGCGGCACTGTCTGGCGACTGGTCCTCCTATGAGGCCGGCCTGGTGCGCGAGATGAGCGCAGAGGTGCAGAAGTCCATGGGCCGCGCTCCTTCTGCTGAGCGTGCATTCTTTGTGCCGTTCAACGCACTGACCCGGGCCACCTATGTCACCAGCGGCGCCACCACCGGCGGCAACCTGGTGCAGACCGATCTGCTGGATCAGGACTTTATTGAGTTCCTGCGGAACCGTTCGGTGATGCTGGCCGCTGGTGTCCGCACCATGCCTGGCCTGCAGGGCAACGTGGCAATCCCCCGCCGCTCTGCTGTTGCGACCACCTACTATTTGAGCACGCAATCCACCCAGATCCAGCAAAGTGAGAGCACTTTTGATCAAGTAACTCTCTCGCCGAAGAACTTAGCCGCTCTATCTAAGTATTCCCGGCAAACTTTGCTCCAGTCCACGCCGGGGATTGAGCAGCTGGTGCGCACCGACCTGATCGACGGCATCAACGTCGCCATGGATCTGGGCATCCTCAACGGCTCCGGCTCCAGCGGCCAGCCCACGGGGATCATGGGCACCAGCGGTATCGGTTCGGTGGCGATCGGCACCAACGGCGGCGCGATCACTATGGAGACCCTGGTCAATTTGGAGACCGAACTGACAATTGACAATGTCAGTGTCGATCGCAACACGGTCAGCTACATCACCAACGCCAAGGTGATGGGCAATTTGAAGAAGCTCCGCGCCGGTGGTTCGTCCTCCAGCGATGGCCCCTTCCTGGTGAACGACAACCTGCTGGCTGTCGGCCGTGGCGGCACCCCTTCGGTGGTAAACGGCTATCCCGTCTACGTCACCAACCAGGTGCCTTCCACCCTGACCAAGGGCAGCAGCTCCACCTGCTCGGCGGTGCTGATCGGCGACTACAGCCAGGCCATGGTGGGCCTCTGGGGCAACGGCCTTGAGATCACCGTGGGCGAGGACAGCGACGACTTCTCCAAGGCGCTCACCAGCGTCCGGGGCATCGTGTCCTACGACGTGGCGGTGCGCGATCCCAAGGCCTTTGCGGCCTGCCTGGACGTCACCACCAGCTGATAAAAGCTCAGGCTCTCGACCCTGACCGGGGCGGTTCACGCCGCCCCTTCCTCTTATGCAGATCTTCATCCTCCGCAGCACCATCGCCAGCGGCCAGCCCCTTGAGGCCGGCACCGTCGCCGACGTGTCGGATGACGACGCGCAGATCCTGACCCGGATGGGCAGGGCAACCCTGGAGCTGCCTGCAGCCAAGCCAACCCGCAAGGCCAGGACCGATGGCAGTCTCTGACGACGCCAGCTTCTACCTCGCCGACTTCGGCGTTCCGGTAACGGCTGGCGCATTGTCGGGCCTGGGCATCCTTGACCAGAACTCGGAGATGTTGCTGGGTGATCAGGTGGTGTCGGTGGACTATGCGCTGACCTGCGAGGTGGCGTTGTTCGGAGGCTTGTCCTACGGCAGCGCCATCACCGTTGACGGCGTCAACTATCAGGTGCGGCATGGGCCGACGCGCCTGGACGACGGCACCTTCTGCGTCGTCCCCCTGGCCAAGCTGGCGCCGGACGTGACAGCCAGCGGCGGCAGGCTACGGACCATGGCACTTGACGACCTCTCAGACGTTGCGCTGATGGATCCAGCCGCCGGGGAGGCCTTGAAGTACGACGGCACCAGCTGGACTGATGGCACCGTGGCCAGCGCGCCACGTCTGCGCCGGCATGACTTCGCCAGTCCCTACGACTATTGCGGCACCGCCCCAGCTGGCAGCAGTGAGTCGGCAGCGGTTTGGACAATCACCCGGATCGCCGTGGCCAGCAATGGCGCCACGACAACCGCCACCGCCACCAACGCGACCTGGACCGGCCGCGCTTCCGCCACCTACTCCTGATCCCCATGGCTCTCACCACCAACAACCCAGTCGAGCGCGACGGCAACACCTATGACTTGCTGAGCGTCAACCTGGCGCTTAGCCCGATGTGGAAGCCTGACGGCGTGGGCGTGTCGATTGCGGTGCGGCTGATCCCTTACCGCAACGCCGACGCTGGGCCGGAGCGACTAAGTGACGAAGCGCGGGCTGTGGTCTATGGCGATGCCACAGTGGACGCAGCAAGCGATCTCGACCTGGCGGCGTTCCTGGTCGCGATTGAGGCGGCGGGGCAAGCATTCATTAACGCGAAGGGGCTCTGATGGCAAACGTCTACGCAGTCAAGACGGGGAGTTGGAGTGACACCACAGTTTGGAATACGGGAGCGTTGCCAACATCGGCCGACGACGTTTATACTAACACATTTACGGTTACAATCAATACGTCGCCAACGGTGCTTTCGATCCGCAGCACAGCGACAACAGGCATAACAGCAGGAGGCTCATATACTGCTACTAATGGCATGGTCCTAACTTGTACCGGTAGCGGACTTGTGCCAAGCACGACCACTAACACTGCCCTTCTGAATATAGGATTTTCCGCCGGCCAATCCTGCACAATAAATGCAAACATCACCGGTAGCCAAGGTTCCTTTGCCTACGGAATTCAAATCAGTGGCAATACTGGAGGAACGGTAAATATTAACGGTTCAATTACGGGCGGGACTGGCGGTGGTAACAATATATACGGACTTAACATAGTAAACAGCACCCTCACCGTAAACATTGTAGGCTCAATAAACGGGGGCAATGGCGCCACTGCAAATAATGCAATTAACACCTCTGGCTCTGGGAGTCCAACCATAAACATAACAGGAAATGTAACCAGTGCAGCGTCACCAGCAGTAAATAACGCAAATGCGACGATGAGCATAACCGGTGATGTCACCGGAGCTTCAAATACAGCCATAAACAACGCAAGTACACTCACTGTTACGGGATCGTTGTATGGCGGTAGTGGCGTAGCAGTGAGCAACACGGGTACACTCACTGTTACGGGATCGTTGTATGGCGGCGGCAATGTAGCGGTTAACAACACCGCAACCTTTACTCACGTTGGCGCAGCTTATGCCGGCGCAAGTGCACCTGCTATAGGGGCTGGTTCTATTGGTCAAAATACTTTTCTGACCGGGCCATTGGTGAGCTCAGGGGGAACAGGAACACTTGCCAGTGCTTCGGGAGTCAACCCGTGTATTGCGTATCGCTGGTTCCCGGCCGACACGACTCTTAGCACCTTTACTTACACCATGCGAGGTGCCACCGCATCCGGTTCTCCCAGCTCTCGACCGGATCGAGTGATGGCGCTGCCCGAAGGCTTCAGCGCCGGCTACCCCATTGCAGCCAACGTCCGTAGCGCCACGACCTATGGCCCCGGCTCGATCTACACCGGCACCTGTGCCGTCCCTGGCGCTGCCTCGGTCGCCTCTGGTGTGGCCGTAGACAACACCACTGGCACCGCCGTCATCACTGCTGCTGCATTGCGGAGCGCCATGGGCCTAGCCAGCGCCAACCTCGACACGCAGTTGGCTGCCGCCGCCATGCCCACTGCCGCCCAGATTCGCGCCGAGATGGACGCCAATAGCACGAAACTCGCCAACTTGGACGCCACGGTCAGCAGCCGCAGCACCTACGCAGGCGCCGACACCAGCGGCACCACCACCCTGCTGGGCCGACTGACCGGCACCCGCGCCGGCTACCTCGACAACATCAGCAGCGCCGCTCCCAGTGCTGCCACGATCGCCAGCCAGGTCAGGACCGAGCTAGCCACCGAGCTGGGGCGGATTGACGTGGCCACCTCCACCCGCCTAGCGCCGTCCGGCACCCTGGCCAGGGTGACGCTGACCGACACGGCCACCACGTTGACCAATGCGCCGACGGTTCCGACTACCAGCCAGATCGCCAGTCAGGTTAGAACAGAACTCACACCAGAGCTGACCCGCGTCAGCAACTGCGCCACCGTCGAGTCGACCGGTGATCAGATCTCTGCCTTCAGCGCATGACCACCAGCAAGCGCGAACAGATCCTGGCCGCCATTGAGACGGCCCTGGCCGGCACAGTCGACGTAAGCACGCGGATCTACCGCAGCCGTCCCGAGGCGTTCAGCCGTGGCGAAATGCCGGCGATCGTCATCGAACCCGGCGGGGAGTCCACGATCAATTCTGATGGCACTGGCGGCGCCTCGTTCTGCCGCTTGGATTGGCGCCTGACCGTGCGGATCGGCGTGATGACTCGAGGCGCCGTGCCTGATCAGCTCGCCGATCCAATCCTCGTCGACATTCACCAGCGCCTGCGCACCAATGCCGGCATCAAGGCTCTGGTGATGACGATCTACCCCAGCAACTGCGACTGGCAGCAAGCCGATGGGGATGGCACGGCTGGCGTGGCGGTGTGCGATTGGAGCATCCGCTATCGCACAAACGTCGACGACATCACGGCCTGAAGGTCTGGGTACCTTCAAGGCAGATCCATTCCCCGGTCACCATGCCTGACCTTCACGATCAATTCGCTGGTGTTGGCGGCTGCTACATCGTCAACAAGAAAGGCGAGCGGGTCCCTGAAGATGCCGAGCCTGTGACCACACCCGAACCCATCACCACTGAGGCCCAGGTCGATGCTGATCAGAAATAGTTTCATCCTTGCCAAGTCGGAAACGAGCTATGGGGTCGACCCGTCCCCAGTGGCCGCCAATGCCATCCGGGTCCGCTCGATGGAGATCACTCCGCTGACTGGTGATCGGATTGAGCGCAAGCTGCTGACCGGGTACATGGGTGCCACGGCTAAGACGCTGCTGACCAAGAGCCATGTTGCTGTCACGATTGAGCTCGAATGGAGCGGCAGCGGCACCGCCGGCACCGCTCCACGCTTCGGGCCGCTGCTGACCAGCTCTTGCCTGGCTGCCACCACCACAGCATCAGCTACTACCGGGACCGCACAGGCCGGCTCGGCTGGTTCGATCACCCTGGCCGCTGGCGCCAGTGCCGTAGATGATTTTTACGCCGGCCTGCCGATCACGCTGACCAGTGGCACCGGCAATGGCAGCAAAGGGTTGGTGACCAGCTACAACGGCAGCACGAAGGTGGCGACCGTCCAGGCCTATGGCTCCAGCTTTACCCCTGGCGCTTCCAGCGGTTACAGCATTCCCGCCAACGTTCAATACACCCCAATCAGCACGCTTGATGGCGTGTCAAATACCAGCTCGACCTTGTACTGCGTGCGCGACAAGAACCTGCACAAGGTCACCGGCTTCCGGGGAAACCTAGAGATCGGCGGGAAGCTGGGCGAGGTTGGAGTAATCACCATCACTGGCGTCGGGATCTATAACTCTCCCGTGGCCGCCTCTGGCACCACCTACAGCTATGGCGCCCAGTCCGATGCGTTGCCGATTGAGACCGGCACCACGTCGGCTCTGACCTTCCTGGGTAGCACGCCTTGCCTGGAAGAGTTCAAGTTCAACCTCAACGTCAAGCCGACCTTCCGCAGCCTGGTCGGGTGTTCGCCCAACATCATGCTGCAGCGTGAAGCCGCCACCGGTGAGGTGATGGTGGAAGAGCCGGAAGTGGCAACCCTGGACTATCACGCCAAGGCGCTCGACAACACCGGCGCCAGTGATGGACCGTTTGCCGTTCAGCAAGGCGGCACGGCTGGGAACACTTCGACCTTGTTCGTGCGCAAGGCCGCCATCAACGACGACATCAAACAGGCTGATTCCGATGGGGTCGCCATGGTGTCACTCCCCTTCATGGCGCTGCCTTCCAGCGCCGGGAACGATGAAGTTCGCCTGGTGTTTGCCTGATGGCTTTCGTCCTGGATACGGCCAGCACCTACAGCTGGCCGGTTGAGTTTGACATCCCAGCCAATGCCGGCCGTCGGGTTCGCCAATCATTTGATGCGGAGTTCCGCCGCATTGATCAAGATGAAGTCGAAAAGATTGTGGCTGGAGTCAGGCGGCGAGAAGCACTGCAGGAAGATGGCCAGGAGCTGCCGGACGAGCTGGAGCGCTTTGACCCGGTAAGCGTTGCCGGTGACCTGTTAATTGGCTGGAGTGGCATCAAGGACACCAACGGCGACGAGGTGCCATTCACCGATGCCACAGTGACTCGCGTGCTCAAGACCCCAACTGTGGCCGCCATGGTGGTCAGGGCTTGGGCCGAATCGATTGCCGGGTCAAAAAGAAAAAACTCATTGGCGCCGCGAGGCATTGGCTGACCGGCGCCGTTGACACCAGCGACATGGACGAAGCTGCCGCAGTGTTCGGGATTGTCGCGCCTGAGCCGGTCAACCAGGACTTTGCGGTGCTGCCTGAGAACGTCGAGGCGGTGGCCATGTTCTGCCGGATGGGTACGCAATGGCGCACCGGCATGAATGGCCGGGAAGGGCTGGATCTGAACCTGATGCCGTGGCTTCTTACCCTTTACCCAG